ATTACCTAATGCTGTGTTTCCTGTTCCAGTAATGTTTGTAAATGTGACATTGTCACCTGTTCCAACACCGATTGAAGTTCTTAAAGTAGCTCCACTCTCTATTGCTGGGTCTGTTGTACCATCACCTACTAACATTTGTCCATCTGTTAAGACAGCAGTTGCTTGTATAGCTCCAGTACCATTTCCTAATAGAATACCACCATCTGTAAATGTACCAGCACCTGTACCACCATCAGCAACAGCTAAATCCGTAATACCAGTAATTGAACCACCATCTATGTCAACTGAAGTGAATATACCACTTGATGCACTAACTACTGAACCTGTTATTTGAGCAAATTGAACATTATTAGTTGTTCCGACACCAATTGAAGTTCTTAATGTTGCTCCACTTTCAGCAACTGGGTCTGTAGTTCCATCCCCAACAATCATTTGGCCATCTGTTAAAACAGACATAGCAACAATACCACCAGTTCCATTTCCTAATAATACTCCACCATCTGTTAATGTTGAAACTCCTGTACCACCATCAGCAACAGCTAAATCTGTAATACCATTTATAGTTCCACCATTTATATCAACTGTTGTCAAAACAGCTGCTGCGGCAGTTACAGTTCCACTTGAACTTATGTTTCCACTCGCGGTTATGTGTGATAGAGTTGAAATGAATCCACTTGAACTTATATTACCTTGTACTTGAATTAAATCTGAATGTAATTCTTTCCATCTTTTTGAAACACTACCTAAATTGTAAGTACCATCTGCATCAGGAATAATAGAAGAACTAATTTCTGCTCCAAAATTAACGCTATCAGAAGTTGAATTACCAAAAGTTAAATTACCATTAATAGTTGTATCACCTGTAATTGTAGCGTTTCCACCTATTTTTAAATTACCACTTGCAGTTATGTGAGAAAGTGTATTAATTGCGCCACCAACATTTATAGTTGAAGTTACTGAACCACTTAAAGTATTGAAATCTTTTATAACTCCAGTAGTGGTTGAACCTGAAGCTATTGATAAATCAATTTCATTACCCGTATGTGCACTTATAAAATTAGCCATTTAGTAAATTCCCCTCATTATCTATCCTCTAACCTTGTATCCATACATTCTGTATATTAATTGACCACCTGTGTATGTACCAGTGGAAGCTGCGGTATCACCTTCTGTTATATAAGCATAATGGTTAGCAGTTATTGCTGCCGTAAGGTCTTGTACAACTTGTCCAGCTACTAACCCACCAGTATTTATTTCAGAACCTGTTCCAACAGCCTCATCAAAGTCTATTGTAGCTGCGGAAGCCCAAGCTATATTAATATCAGTTGTAATAGTTCCACTTGTACTTGCTGGTAGTTCAGTACAAAGTACTTCGTGTTTAAATATAATTCCATTACCAGCTACAGTATTTTTATATATGTAAGCAGGAACAGTTCCTCTACCAATAGCATCACCTGCATCACCACCTTTTGCTTTTAAACCTGTTAAATCAATGTGAACTTCTGTAATGATTAAACCATTTATAGCATCTGTTTGTCTATAAGCTTTATTTCCAGCCCCACTACCAACTGCTCCAACACCCCACGTTGTTCCTATATCAATAAATGGAGTTTGAATAATATTTACGGCGTTTTTTTGTTTAGTACTTAAACCTGTTCCGTATCCAGATGTCAATACATTTGTAGAATAAGTTCCACCGAAATTATCTTTTGGCATTTATTATCTCCTATTTCCAAGCAGTTCGTTTAAGCCATATATCCCTTAATATATCACCAACGACATTTCTAATTAATTTTGTTATTACTTCTAAATCTTTTTTATCAAGAACTTCATTTACAGGTACATAACCTGTGCTTTTTTTTAATCTTTTTAATTTTTTCTTTTTACTTTTTTTACTACCATCAGAAAAAGCAAATGGTGTTTGATAACCTGGCACAGCCGCAGTGGTGGTTATTTCTTCTAAACCCTCTTCGTCTAAAAGTTCCATAGTTAGTTTTTTAACTAACTCTTTAAATAACTTTCTGTTTTTTATTTCCACTTTTTTTCACTTCCTTTACAAGTTCTAAATATCTCATTGTTTGAACAACATATTCATCCTTAACAACATCTGATTTATCATTAATTCCACAGAATTTGTTAATTGATTTTATAGCTTCTGACATTTTAATTTTTACAACTTCATCTTTAAGATTTTTTGAGTGTGTTGTTAAATCTTTTTTTAATCCTTTTACTATTTCTTTTAAAGTATCTTTTAAGGAATTAGTATTAGATATATTGTTAATATACTCTCTAAGTAAGTTTTTTTGTGTACCACTTAATTTTGTATATTTTTGATTAAACTTTTCTAAAAGAGTTCTATAAGTTAATATTCTTAAATCTTCATCATCTGGTAAAGTAGTAACCGTTTCTGATAATTTAATAGATTTATCATTGGTTGTTACATGTTCCACAATATTAAAATGTGATTCAGTTTTTTGGTCTGGTGATAAGGATTTATTATATTCAAATAATGTATAAATAGATGCATAAGTTTTATAGTGTGGAACTTTTGAAGACATAAACTTTTGAAGATTATAATTAGATTGAATCTCTTTTATAAGATTATATCTTTCTCTTCGTAATATAGAATTATTTAAGTCATCTCTTGCTTTCATAACCTCATTAATAAAGTAGTCAGCCTTACTATCAGACTTGAACTTCTTCGTTATTAAAACATTGTATAAGGCTAGTTCCTTACCTAATTCTGTATTTTCGTTAAACTTTTCTTTAACGATTTGTACCGCTAGTCCATTGTCTTTATTTAGCACATCAGATGTAATCTGTCTAAGCAAAAATTCAAACAATAATCCTGTATTACGGATTTTATTGTGCTTTACTTTACGCATGTCCGAGTCTCCATTCGTTTTGGATACTATATATGTAATTATTCATATATAAATATAATGTTTTTCCTAAATAAGTTAAATTATTCTTCTTCATCTAAAATTATTTCCTCATTTAATATTGATTTATCTAAATCTTTTCCAAACTTGTCTTTAAGTGAATTAAGTAGTCCTTCTCGTGCAACTATTGTTCCACCTTTACCAACAGCAAGAGGAGAACCACCTTTAAACTCTCGTTTACCATATCGTTCTCTTTCATACTTAGTTGCATCCTTTATGTCTTTGGCTGAATACTCATTACCAAATTCTTTCTTACCAGTTCCACTTCTTCTATCTCCACCATGTTCACCCCGTCTAGCCATTTCCAAATCCTCTTCATCGGATTCTGGAACACCACCTTCGGCTGGGTCTGTTCCTTCGGTTTCAATTGATTCCATTCTAAATTTTTGTTTTGTATCTTCAATAATACCATCATATATTTCAGATTTATCATCATTATTTAAATCAAATATATTGTCATATATCCATTTTCTCGACATTAATTTATTTTCCATTAAAGTATTTGCAATCTCAGTTTGTTGAGTTAACAACTCTAATTTTTCTTGTTGATGTATCATTGATGGATTTGTTAATTCTAATTCAAAATTAATCAATTCTGCATCTTCAAATCCTTGTGTATATAAATGAACAACAGCAATCTTCTCTAATTCAGCACATATGATTTTTTGTAGTCTTTCTATTGTTCTAGCAAATCTTACATCTTCTGCTGCTAATGTAGCTTTACTTCCAACATTCTCATCGTACCCAAGAAATGCCTTTGGTATTTTAAGAGCTGCCATCATTTTGTTTTTAAGATATTCAACGTCATCAATAGCACCATCATTACCTAACGCAGGTAAAGTATCGATATTCGTTCCGCTATCACCACCACGAACAGGTAAGAAATAATCTTCTGTAATGGATTCCATATTGTATTTTAAATTATATTCACCATCAGCATTCATCACAGGTGTTTTTTTCATTTTACCAATGATTTGTTGCATAAAGTTATCTACTTCATTTGGAGGTATATTACCAATGTCAACTTTAAATACTCTTTTTTCAGGTGCTCTCATCATTCTATGAATTAACATAGCGTCTTCCATAAGAGTTAATTGTTTAAATACTCTTCTTGCACCTTCTAACATTGATTTACCATAAGGTAAGTAATTTGTATCAGCTAAGTTTCTAAAGTGAGCAATTTCGTAGTTTTCGTGAATATCATCAGGTTTTGTACTTCTTCTTGTTTCTGAGTATTGTTGAACTTCAAATTGAACCAATTTTGGATTACTTGGGTCATGTCCTTCTAATCGATTTACCTCATATACTGAAAGAGGTTTTACATTAACAACTCCATGTTTATCTAATATATCTAAATGTAAATAAAAATCACCATATTTAACCATATTTCTTATATAACTCCATAGATTAAATTCAATGTTCATTATGTCATAAAATAAGTTATGTAATATTTTTGCAACCTTTGGGTTTTCTGTTTTAATTTTTAATATTCTATTTTCAATATTATCAACCGTAGATTCATCACAATAAATATCTAATGCAGATGATATAATTGGGTCTGCGTCCATTAATTCATAATCTCTGAATAATTCTTTACGAGCTGTATCGTATGCATTTGCATTTTGTTTAGCTGCATATGATGAACCACCATATCCACTAGAATTAATTCTATTATATCTATCAATAAAGTTAGATGTCAGTGCAGTTTGAGAAAACTCCACATCTTTGACTTTTACTTGTCCTGAATCTGTTTTTCTAACTACGATTTGATTTTGGAATAATTTCCCTAATCTCGTTAATATATTTTCGTCTGCCATTTTTTACCTCTTATTTAATTAACCAAGTTAAATCTTCTTTTTCACCATTAATATCCATTTCATATGGATTTTTCTTTGGTTGTCCAACATCACCTACTCCAAAACCTGCTGCGTGTTCCGATTTGTTTCCATTTGACTTCAACATTGTGTTCATAGTTGCCCACTGTTGGTCATTTTTGTCTTTCTGTAGTCTAAGAGCCGTATCTCTAACCCAAAGTGCTATTGAATAAGACATAACTAAGTCGTCATTGTAACCTTGCATTGCTTCTGCCTTTGATTGTGAAATTCCAGTCTTGTATATAAATACAAATAATTCATCAATTAATCGATTTGAGTGAATTTTCACTAATTTTTCTCTTGTATATTCTTCCATTTTAGCTATTGCTAATGGACGAGTTTTTGTTGTTGTTGAAAAGCCAGGCACCATATTTCTATCTTGTGCTCTGTACTTGTTTGTAATGTTATGTTCCGTATCAACAACTTGTAAATCTTTTGATTGATAGAATAGATTCTTATATCCCCTATCAATAATAGTTTGTATTGTAGCCCAACCGATATTATTGTTCTCAACTACTAATAAAGCATCATTGTATTTTGTTGCAACTTCAATTAAGAAGTTTCCATAATCCGTTGTACTTAATTGTCCTTTGTATTCTGCACATTGTTCCATATCTTCTACTTCAAATACTTGACAAGCAGAAAAGTCACTTCCATCACCACGAGCCACATCAGCAACCACTATATATTCTTTTGTATAATCAGGTT